AACACACAGGTTATAACACAACACGATAATCTACGAGATTTGACGGGTAGAACTGGTTGGAAATTTCATCTACAAAAAGAGTGCAACGAAGAAATACTGCCTGAATTGTTTAAACATCTGCATGATGGAATAAAAACAATGAACAAAACAACATACAATCATCATTTAGCATTGGAAGATTTTTGGGTTGCTTGGTATAATAAAAACAGTATCGCAACAAGACATCATCATTTTACAACTTGGGATTCATTATCTTTTGTATGGTATTTATCTGTTCAAGATGAGTATACTTCTATAGTTTTTTGTAATGGTTTAGTAGAGTGGGAAGTTAGTGTAAAACCAAATGACTTAATAATATTTCCTGGAAGACTAGAACACTTTACTAGAGGAAATGAGGATAACAGAACTATAGCTTCAGGTAATTTATATATGTCTAATCCAGATAAGTTTGTTATAAAGGCAATGGCATAATGGATCTAAAAGAAATATTAGATAAAAGAGGTATAGAGTACAAAAATACTAATAACCCTAGTGAAATTCTTATATCTTGTACAAGCGGCTTACACGATGATAAATCTCCTTCACTTTCTTACTCACTTGAAAAAGATGTTTTTCATTGTTGGAGTTGTGGTTTTGGTGGTGGAGTTTCAAAGTTTCTTGAAAGTATAGGAGAAATAACTAGAGTACCTACTGAGAGTAAGCAACCTTTTAAGATAGAGAAACTTAAAAATAAAATAAAAGCAGTTCTTGAGTTTGATGAAGTAAAGTTACCTAAAACTAGACAAGTGTATATAGGTGAATTTAGAAAAATAAAAGCATCAGTGCTTAAAGAGTTTCAAGCTTTCACAACGGAAGAATTACAATTACATAATTATTTGTGTGTTCCAATATATCAATTTGGTAAACTAAAATTTATTGAAGGTAGGTATATGGGCAACGTCACATCTCAGCCAAAGTATTTTAGAAGGCCACACAAAGGTAAAGTCAGTAACATCTTATTTCCTTTAGACAAAGTAAAAAATACAAACTATATAATCCTTGTTGAGGGTTTGTTTGATATGTTAAATATGTGGCAACTAGGGTATAAGAACACACTAGCTATTTTTGGTGCATCTAACTTTGGTAGAAATAAACTTGACCTAGTAGATAAAATTGGTGTGAATCGTGTTGACATCATGATGGATCCAGATGCTCCTGGACAGATGGCTGCTGAAAAGATACAATCATTATTAGATTCAAAAAATATTTATTCAAGAATTATAAAATTACCACTAGGGCGAGATCCTGGGGATATAACTAAAGATGTAGCGGAGGCAGCATTAAAATGAAATTAGCAGTTATAGGGGCAGGAGTTACAGGCATAACAACTGCTTATTTTTTAAGACAGGCAGGGCATGAAGTAACAGTGATTGATGCAAATCCATATCCAGCGATGTTAGCATCACATGCTAATGGTGGTCAATTATCTGCATCAAATTCAGAAGTTTGGAACTCATGGGCAAATGTACAAAAGGGTATTGCTTGGTCACTTAAAAGAGATGCACCGTTAAAAATGAGATATGATTTAGATTTTGCAAAGTATAAATGGTTAGTACAGTTTATGTCTAACATTAAACACGCTAAAGAGAATACGATGACTACTACAGAGATGGCTATGGAATCTATTCGTATTATGAGAACAGAATTTGAAGATATAGAGTATGATAGAAGCGATTGTGGAATCATGCACATATATAAAAATGAAAAAGACTATAAGCATGCAAAAGAGATGAATAAGATATATAAAGCTGGGGGGTTGCACCGTAGTGAGATAACTGAAAATATGATTAAAATAAAAGAGCCTAGATTAGAAGCAGATGACCTTGTTGGAGGTATGTGGACTAGCTATGACGGTGTAGGGGATATTCATAAATTCTGTGTTAATCTAGCTAAGAAATGCGAAGCTATGGGAGTTAAATTTAGGTACGATACTAGAATTGATTGGTATAACAAAGCATGCACAGGACTAAGTTATAATAAAAAAAGATGGAGGATTACGGATAGAAATAAAAATGATCTTCATTATAGTGGCTTAGTTATTTGTGGGGGAGTATACTCAAAAAAGATAGGCAGAGAATTAGGAGATAAACTTCCCATATACCCTGTAAAAGGTTATTCAGTAAGTATAAATATTAAAGGACAAGAAGAAAACGCACCAAAAGTGTCATTACTAGATGACGAAGCTAAGATAGTTACATCTACATTAGGAGACAGACTCAGAGTAGCAGGAACAGCAGAGTTTCATGGACAAAATAGAGATATAAGAATTGATAGGATAACCCCATTAATGAATTGGGTTAGAAAGTATTTTCCAAAGCTAGAACTCCGAGACTATAAGTCTTGGGCAGGATTAAGACCTATGACTCCTAACATGATGCCAATAGTTAAAGTTGGCAAGTGCCCAAATGTTTGGTACAATACAGGACATGGACATTTAGGATGGACACTAAGTGCATATACAGCAAAAAAAATAACGGAGATAATAAATGAGTAATTTATGTTTTGTGTTTGCTTCGGCAGCAGAAAAAAATGCAGATAAGATAGTATCTAGGTATTTAAAAAATACAGAATACGATATACAATTTCTAAGTTCTGGTTCTAAGGAAAAGATTCTTAAAAAAGATATTGATTTAGAAATGTCAGTATTAGATAAATATAAATTAGTATGCCCTGTAGGCGCAGATGCACTAAAGTATGTAACTGGTATAACAGGAATTACTAAGTATAACGGTGTTCACTTAGAGAAAAAGTACATGCCTATTGTTCACCCAAATATGGCAATAGTAAAACCGCAGATGGAAGATGAGATTAAAAAAGCATTTAGTAAGATAACCCCTATAATGAACGATGAGAGTACTGGTTTACAAGCTGAAAAAGATTACAAACATATCGAATCAGAAGCAGAATTCGAACCGTACAAAGAACAGATACTAGCTGCGGATACTTTGGTTGTTGATATAGAAACTACATCTGTATCTCCTTTCACAGGTACTATACTAGGTATTGCTATATCTACTAAACCTCATCAAGGTATATATGTTTCCATTGATGTTGTTAATAAACTTCATGGCTGGTTTCAAGCTGTATTCAAAAAGAAAAAATGTATATTTCACAATGCAAAGTTTGATATGGGTTTCATGGAATATGAATTAAATTTTACTTTTCCTGATTGGGAAGATACTATGTTGCTACATTACTGCTTAGAAGAATCAGTAGGAACACACGGTCTTAAACCTTTGGCATTAAGATTTACAGACCTAGGCGATTATGAAAGAGAACTAGATGACTACAAAAAGTCTTGGGCTAGAAGAAATAAAGTTAAACTAGCAGATTTTAATTATGGAATGTTACCTGCAGATATCTTAGCACCTTATGCTTGTAAAGATGGAGATGCTACATTTCAATTATATACTAAGTTTAAACCTCTTGTTGATAAGAGTGAAGAATTTACAAACCTATATACAAAAATTCTACAACCCGCTACTATTGCTCTTAAACGTTTAGAAAGAAATGGTGGTCCAGTAGACACTATTGCAGTAGATGAGTTACAAAGATCATACCAAATTGATGTAGAAGAGTGTATTGACGAAATAAGTACTAATGCTTCTGTTGCAAGATTTGAAAGAATACATAATAAAACTTTTAATCCTAATTCTACTATGCAGTTACGTGAGTTATTTTTTAATATACTAAAAATCAAACCTAGTAAAAAAACAGAAACTGGTGCATACAGTGTGGACAAAGAAGTTTTACAAAGCATAGACCACCCATTAGCTGAAGCAATACTTGACTTAAGACAGAAATCCAAAATGGCAGGTACATATATATCAAATATACAGAACGGAGTAGATAGTGATGGCAGACTTAGGAGCGGCTTTAATATTCATGGGACCACCAGCGGTCGCCTTAGTAGTAGTGGGAATCTCAACTACCAAAACATACCAAGAGACAATAAAGACATTAAAAAACTTTTCAAAGCAAGAGCTGGGTACAAGATTATACAATGCGATCTCGGTACTGCAGAAGTTTACTATGCCGCTATGCTCAGTAATGATTCGTTTCTACAAAAAGCTTTTATCGATAAGCTTGACTTTCACTCGTATGTTGCAAAACAAATGTTTAACCTTGAGTGCGCTGTTGAAGAAGTTAAACAAAAACACCCAGCACAAAGACAGTATGCAAAGGCAATCACATTCGGAATCATGTACCAAGCAGGACCCGCAAAGATTGCAGAAACTGTTAATAAAGATGCAGTCGTGGGAGAAGAAATAAGTATACCACAAGCAAAATTATTTATAAATAAGTATTTTAATGAGGCTAGAGCGCTTAAACGTTTTATCGCAGCTTCTAATCAGCAGATAGAAAACCATGCTTACATATACTCATTCTTCGGTAGAAAACGTAGACTTCCTGAGTCTAAGTCACCGAATCCAGGAGTATCTAAACATGCTATTCGTTCAGGAGTTAATTTCTTAGTTCAGAGTGTTGCTTCCGATATTAATATAATGGGTGTAATTGATTTAATTAAATGGATAGATGATAATAATTATCAGAATGATATTTTACCTTTTACTGTTGTTCATGACTCTATTGTATCTGAAGTTAGAGAAGATTTAGTAGATACATATATAAAAAACACTAAAGAGTGTATACAAAGAGATAGAGGACTAAGTATCCCAAACTGCCCAATAAAAGTAGATTTTGAGATAGGAGCAAGTTGGGGAGACCTGCATGAAATATAAATTAGCAATAGCAGGAATTTTATTATCTGTATCGGCTAATGCAGATATATTTGAAGGCAGACCGCCTGAGAGTGCCGTATCTTGTATGGCAAAAAATATATACTTTGAATCAAAGTCTCAGCCATTGGTAGGACAACTTGCTGTAGGCTTAGTAGTATTAAATAGGGTTAAAAGTAAGAATTGGCCGAACGATATATGCAAAGTAATATACGAAGGTCCTGTAAGAGAATCATGGAAAACTAGAAAAGACCCTAAGTTACCGAAACATAAAAGAAAATACTATCCAATTAGGCATAGATGTCAGTTTAGTTGGTATTGTGATGGCTTTAAAGATACTATTAGAGAGCCTACAGTATATTCTAAAATACTAACTATAGCAAATGTGTTAGTTGGTAAAAAAGTTTATGATTTTACAGATGGAGCAACTCACTACCATGCTACTTATGTATCTCCAGAATGGACTAATTTAGAAGTTCTATTTACTATTGAAGATCATATTTTCTATAAACAAAAGAAGAAAAAGCAATGAAAGTAGACACAACAAGAAAGTGGCAAATATTATACGAAGAAGTTGAAGAAAGCAAAGAAATGAAAAATAAAAGTGATTACAAGGTAGATCCTGGGTCTATTAATGTAGACCATCGTAAGCAAGATACAAGAAGAGATGCTTGGGATAGAGATTATATGGGTGATCATTATACAAAACCAGAACCAGAGACTACAAAGAAGATTTCAAATGCGGCACCAGTTTTTGTATTTGCATTTTTCTATATTGCAATATTAGTAATGATTGGTAGTGTCGAATGAAAATAGAGTATAAATTAGTAGTAAAAGCTCCAAATAGAAAAACATATATACATGAATATAGTGATAATAGAAAAGAGTTAGAAAAAAAGGCATCTATAATGTCTAATGAGCACCCAGACTGGAATGTATTTGTTGTGAAAGAAACATATAATGTATCCTAATACTCAAATAATAGAATACCCTATATTTACGTTACCTAAAAAACCTTTTGATATAGCTTATACAACACACCAAATAAGAATAAAAAAGACAGAATCAAGTAGTTGGGAAACACTTGATGATAGATCTTACGGTGGTGATTACTTTACTAGACTTCTTCAGTTAGAATATCGAGTAGCCTTTGATTACACTTGTGGAAATCTACAAGATCTTATATTAAGTAGTAGTAGGTGGGGAGTTGATTCAAATGCAAAAATACATGAAATTCCATCATTTAATACAAATAAAAATACAAGAAGAAAAATCGTAAGAACAAACAAAAATTTTATATGGGTAAAGTATATATCTTACCCATTTCAAATCAAAACTACACAAGACCTAGACTTCAATACTGATAATTTATTTGCAGACTTAATAATGGTTGATAAGAAATGGTTTATAAAAGGATTTACAAATGAAGAAAACTAAAGTAGGTAAGATTGTTATTTCTGATAAAATTTACATTAAGAAAGAAGAAGTCTTTAATGAAGATGAGTTAGTGTCTTTATTTACCTATGATACTGGCGATGCTATTCTACAGACCTATGATGAGACAGACACACACTTTATACTTCCATCAAATAGTTTTGGAAAACTATCATACGAGTCTGTACTTGATAAACGAATATACACTCCTGCTAAAAAAGACTTATCTTTTGTAGGTAAGTTAAGATGGGAACAAAAAGAGCTTGTTGATAAATTTCACACAAAAGGTAGAGCTAGAAGTGGAATTATTCAGGCACCTTGTGGGTGGGGAAAAACTTTTACAGGTGTAGAAATTATATCAAGAAATAATGTTACAACCCTTGTAATGGTGCATACAAAGTTATTATTCAGACAATGGATAGAAGAATTAGAGAGACAAGTACCAGGAGTACCAATAGGTAAAATTGGTGATGGGTTGTTAGACATACAAGATATAACTGTTGGTATTTACAAAAGTGTATACAATAATTTAAAGCAAATAAGGGATACGTTTTCTTTAATATTAGTAGATGAAGCACATCTATGTCCAGCAGAATTATTTAGTACAGCACTAAATAATTTGAATGCTAAGGTGAAAATAGGTATTAGTGCTACACCCAAAAGAAAAGATGGTAAACACGTATTTCTGGCTGATTACTTTACCAGTTTTATGGTAACTGCGAGAGACCCAAGGAAATTACAAGACCCTATGATTTTAGTTAAAAGAACAGATGTTAGGTTTCCTGTAATTGATCCGAAAAGAGATTGGTCGCGCCAGCTGAACAAACTCTGTTCTAACAAAGATTACTTGAAAGCTATCGCAAAAATGGCAAATCATATGATAGCTACAAAACGTTGTCCATTAATACTTGGCGAACGAGTACAGATGTTAAAAGACTTACAAGCAATGATTACTGATAGTGTGTGTTTAATAGGAGAAACAGATGAATCAACTAGAAAAGACGTTCTTCAAAATGTTGGAGGAAAATACAAAGCCGTGTTATCAACAAAGCTATTCGATGAAGGGATTAGTTGTCATCGCTTGGATACTCTTATTATTACTTGCCCTAACAATAATCCTATAAAACTAGAACAAAGAATAGGTAGAATAATTAGAGAGCATCCTGAAAAGCAGGTTCCTCTAGTCATAGACTTTTGGTTAAGTGGACCGATAGTAGCTAGACAACAAACAAAAAGACTTCAGTGGTATCAACAACGTGGCTATTACATACTTTAATTGGGATGAACTACGTGTAAAGGCACGTGGAGACCCTGCTGGAATAATTATCTTGACTTATGGTCTAAGTCCAGGTTATAATGTTTCAACATCTCAATATATGATAAAAAAATTAAATATAAATCATATACCTCAGTTTTTATTTAGAAAAAACTATCTAATAGCAACTAAGGATAAAAAGGTTAAAATTAATGTTAAGACTAAAGAAATTCAAAGCTATTTTACTTACGATAAGTTCTTATTTGCAAGAGTATCAGCAAGACAAAAAGCGTTGTACTTGCGAGCATTGGCCATGCGACCACTCGACGATGTCAGAAATTTTGTGCCACGAGTATTATTTGGTAACGTAGCCTACAACCCATTTTTAGAAGTAACAAAAGATAAAATTAAATTTACATACGAGTCTCCGCAAGGAGAATCCTAAACAGAAGAACCAACGTTCATACAAGGAGGATACAATGGTAGCTTGGGACAAAGCAAAAGGAAAACAAAACACAGGATCATCAAATAGAAAAGAGATCGAAAGATTAACACTTCCAATAGGTGATACAAAAATAAGACTAATTGGTGACGTCATGCCTAGATATTGTTATTGGGTAGTTACTACAGAAGGCAAAAAAATGCCTGTTGAATGTTTATCATTTTTGAGAGAGACAGAAGCATTTGATAATAATGCTCAAGACCCTTTTAAAGAAATAGATAGTTCTATCTATTCTGATAAACCTCAATTTTCATACGTCTGTAATGTTATAGATAGAACAGACGGTAAGATCAAACTATTTGATCTTAGATCAACTATATACTCACAAGTCGTAGATTACGCATCAAATCCAGAGTACGGTAATCCTGCTGATAGTGAAATGGGTTATGATCTTACAGTTAAAAAAGAAAAGACTGGGCCTCTTCCACAAAATGTTAAGTACACTGTAGTACCTGCTAGAAGTAATTCAGCAGTAACAGAAGAAGAAAAAGGGTTAGAACTTTTTGAGCTAGACAGAATATATAAACGTCAAACTTATGATGAGCAAAAAGAATGGTTATTACAAAATACTGCATTTTTTGCTAGTGATGTTAGTGATGAGTTTAAAGCAATTGATGAATCAGTTGAGGACTTAGCATAATGAAGAAGTCAATCAGTGATCTAATAAAGACAGCTGACTCAAGCGAAAAAGCTCCAAAGGATTTTGGAGCTTTTAAAGATATAGGTAAAAATAGTGCAAAGATAGATATTGATATGTTAAGAAAGCATAATATCTTTTTTGCAACTCCCTGCTATGGAGGAATGCTAACAGATCAGTATTTTTTAAGTATGTTTCGCACTACGCAAATGTTAATGAAACACGGTATTCAATTTAGAGTTACAACTCTCAGAAATGAATCACTAGTAACAAGAGCAAGAAACATACTATCAGCAATGTTTATGGAGAGTGATTGTACTCATTTATTTTTTATTGATTCTGATATCGAGTTTGATCCCGATTCTATACTAAGAGCCCTTGCATACGATAAAGATATCGTAGCAGGAGCATACCCTAAAAAAGCTTTACCTGTGCAGTACGCTCTTAATTTTAAGTACATAAATAATAAAACAGGTCAAGTAAGATTAGAAAACGGTGCAGTAGAGGTTCTTGATGCTTCAACAGGTTTTTTCTGTATTAAGAAGAAAGTTTTTGATAGGATGAGAAGTCACTATCCTGAGTTACACTATAAAAATGACTCTAATATTGATCCTAAATTTAATCAGTACTGTTATTCATTTTTTGATACTATACATGACCCCGAGGACAACAGATATTTATCAGAAGATTATACTTTTTGTCGTAGACTTCAAAAAATGGGTGGAGAGATTTGGGTAGATTTATCTACAAAACTAAATCATGTTGGGAGTTATACGTTTGAGGGTGACGTAAGTCAGCTTATATCACAGAAATCTCCTGGATCTAATGCAAACGTAGATGTGACGTAGGCTGGGAAACTCCGTTTCCGCACTGCGTTTCTACGAAACACGCTTTGAATGGTTGTTCGACTCTTGTTCAACAGCTTTTCAACTGCGTTGTTGTTTTTTCAATTGCTACTCAACATTTTTAACATATTTTACAGGCAAGGTCAATGACAAAAATTTTATGTAGTGCTGATTGGCACATAATACTACACAAGAAAAAGGTTCCATATGCTTGGCAAGAGCAACGATTCAAAAGCATGTTTCGTAAGCTAATTGCCCTTGAACAACGTTGTGATGTACATATTATAGCTGGTGACATCTTCGATAAGAAACCCGAACCAGATGAAATCTGTCTGTTTTTAAGCTATATCAATTCAGTCACAATTCCTACATTTATTATTCCAGGCAATCACGAGGCTACACGCAAAGGAGAATCATTTTTTGAATACTTTACTCAGGAAAATGCTATCAAGAATGAGAACGTCACTGTATTTACTAGAAACGGACGTGCGAGTGTGGGTCAAGCTAGCTTTTGCTTCTTCCCTTATGGCGAGATGCAAAAAGATAATTTACCCTCATACGTTGAAGGTGACATCTTGGTTACACATATTCGTGGAGAAGTGCCGCCACATGTATCTCCTGAATATGACTTTTCCCGTCTCTCTCCTTGGCGCTTATGTTTACTTGGTGATTTACACTTTAATCATCGTTATGGTGACAGCGACTGTTACTATCCTGGTAGCCCGCTAAATACTACTTTTGATCGTGATGAGAAACGACAGTATGGAGTAGACTTATACGACTTTACAAATCATAAAAACTATAAACGAACTTTTATCAATCTAGACTTACCTAAACTTGTTCGTAAGCGTATTATAGCTGGTGAAAAGATGACAGAAGATAAAACTAACCATGTTGTATACGAAGTAACAGGTTCGATAGATGAATTAAGTAAGATAGAGAACACAGAGCTACTAGACAAAAAGATTGCAGCTGCTCCTGATGAGCAAAGTAAGTTAGATTTAAAAAACAAAAACTTGCATGAAGAATTAGATATGTACCTAGAGTATATAAAAGTAAAAGATAAAGAGTCTGTAGTTGATGAATTTAAAACACTTAACATCGATGTTTGAAATAAACCACGTTTATTGGAAATATTCAAATGGTAGCTATATGCGCCCTGAGGGGCAGTGTAGTGTTGAAGCTACTTGTGTCAAGTATAAACATCATAGCTATAATATTAAAGCAGACTATAAACGATTAGTAAGAAGATTTGCTAGTACATTTCCAACACATAAACCTGTAATCAGTCTTAGTGGAGGGATTGATAGTGAGATTTGTGCAGAAACTTTTCACCTACTTGACATTCCTTTTTCTTGTATCACTCTCAATCTTTTTGGTAGTAAAAACTCTTTAGATCTACAAAGAGCTACAAGCTATTGCGATGATAGAAAGATTGAACACAGAATAGTTGATATAACGATGGAAGAGATGAAAGCACGAACTAAGAAAGCAGTTATGTTTGGACAGTTTAATGCAAGCCCCTCACAAGTGTGTTTGACAAAACTACTAGATGAGCAGCAAGAGGGAGAGATACTTATTGGGTCAGGACACAATCCTGATGTACACCCAACTCTAGGATTAGGCTGGTGGGAAGACTCTCCTAACATGATAAAGTATGCAATCAATCAAGATAAAAACTTTTTCAGTTTTACGTCGTTAGAACCAATCTTTTGTCACTATGCTTTGAATGTTGATACCACAAAACCTGGAGATAAGAGTGATAAGTTCTTATACGATGACTATCCACATCTAAAGAAAAGAATCAAAATGACAGGATGGGAAGCTTGTATCAATGAAGAACTAGCAATTTTACACTATATTAAAAAACTAAACAACAATGCGGGCAGCATGTTTATCACTTGGAGAAATCATGAGTAATATCAAACTAAAGAAACTATCTTTTTCAAACCTATTCTCTTATGGAGAAAATAATGTTATACACTTCGATAAAACACGTATGACACAACTGACAGCGCCTAACGGTAGTGGAAAGAGCAGTATTGCATTAATCTTACAAGAAACCTTATTTAATAAGAATATTAAAGGAATCAAAAAGAATGATCTACTTAATAGGTGGAGTAAATCTAAAACTTGGGAAAGTGAACTAGAGTTTAGCGTCAATGCAAGCGAGTATGTTATATCAGTTAAACGAACAGGAGCCACTACAAAAGTGCTATTACTAGAGAATGGCATAGACATCTCAGATCACAAAGTATTAGACACTTATAAAAAAATTCAGAATATACTAGGAGTAGACTTTGAAATATTTTCTCAGCTAACCTATCAATCATCTATTGACTTATTAGACTTTTTAAAAGCTACAGACACTAATCGTAAAAAGTTTTTAATTAATCTGTTTAACTTAGAAAAGTATGTAAATATAGGGGATACTATCAAGATTAAATTTAATAGTATAGATAGAGAGGCAGCAAAGACCTCTGGAGAGATGAAATCAATAAATGACTTTTTAAATAACGTAACAATTCCTATTAAACAAACAGAAGAAGAGCTACCTGTAATTAATGAGGCTTTACAACAACAAGTAGGTGTTTTAGATGAGCAAATTCGTAACCATGAACAGATTTGTAAAAAAATAGATAAAAACAATATGCACATAAGCGAAAGACAGAATTTAAAATTTATGATGAAGATGCCTATCCCTGCTAAGTTTGAAAAAACAGAGAGGTATGAAGAATGTAAACAAGATCTTTTATTACATAGAAATGAGTTTAAACAACTTAAAAAAGAATTAGACAGCATTGACGATCGTGATGTCTGTCCTACTTGTGGACAAGCTATTGATAATCTAAAAGCTAGACAAATGAAGGTTGATTTAAAAAACCGTATCTATATAACTGAAAGCAGTACAAGACTGTATGAAGATCATATAAAAATCTTAGAAGAGGAAATTAGAATAGTACAAAAGGAACAAAGAGCATATGCTATAAACCAAAGAGCTATCGAAGACTTTGAGCAGCTTACTCAGTTAATTGATCCTGAAATACAAAAAGACTATCCAAATATTGATGATATTAAAAATAAACGAAATGCTTTACTCCAAGAATATAAAAACGAAAAGTCAAAGTATGACCAACTTGTAAATTTTAATAAACAAGTTGGAGTTACTAACTCTAAAATTTTAGCTCTAGAAGAGCAAAGAGAGGATTTTTTAAATAGACAAAATGTTGTTAAAAACGCTACAATTAAACTCACAAAGTCGCTAAACAACTTAAACATTTTAAAAAAAGCGTTTAGCACTTCTGGTATAGTAGCTTTTAAGTTAGAAAATTTAACTAAAGAGTTACAAAACACAATTAACCATTATCTTTCTCTTTTAAGTGATGGTCAGTTTCAAATCCGCTTCGCTCTTAATAAAGAAAAGCTAAACATAGTGGTAATAAATAATGGCGAAGCCACTCCTATTGAAACTGTTTCAGGTGGAGAGTTTAGTAGAATCCAAACTGCTATCTTGTTAGCAATAAGAAGCTTATTGTCTAAACTCGGTGGTAGCAGTATAAATCTTCTATTCTTAGACGAAATAACAGGTGTGTTAGACGATGAAGGTAAAGACAAACTAATCGAAGTGCTAAGAACAGAAGATGAATTAAATGTATTTTTAATTTCTCATGATTTTACTCACCCATTAGTTGAAAAAGTGCATATAAATAAAGATAAAAATATTAGTCATGTGAGGTCGTAAATGAAAGAATTAAACGTAAAAGTAGAATTAGACAGAGATAAAATTATTACAGAACAAGCAATGAAATTGTTAGTAGATTATTATTGTAGAGATGACGAAACATCCCCTCAAGAAGCTTTTGCTAGAGCTGCTAAATGCTATAGCCCTGATATAGACTTTGCTCAAAGAATTTATGACTACGTATCAAAAGGGTGGTTTATGTATGCTTCTCCTGTATTATCAAATTCAATTAAACCAGGAGAAAAAGCAAAAGCATTACCTATATCTTGTTTTTTAACGTATGTTCCTGATTCACTAGAAGGTCTCATAGATCATACTGCTGAGCTTAGGTGGTTATCTGTAAAAGGTGGTGGAGTAGGAGGTCATTGGAGTGATGTCCGTGCTGTCTCAGATAAAGCACCAGGACCTATGCCTTTTTTAGCAACAGTAGATGCTGATATGGTTGCTTACAGACAGGGTAGAACTAGAAAAGGTAGTTATGCAGCATATATGGACATAGACCATCCTGACATATTAGAGTTTATTAATATGAGAGTCCCTACTGGAGATGTTAATCGTAAGTGCCTAAATTTACACAATGCAGTTAACATTACTGATAAATTTATGGAAGCAGTAGAAACAGGAGAAGACTGGTATCTTCTTGATCCTAATGATAGAAGTGTTAGAGATACTATATCTGCTAGAAAACTTTGGGAAACTCTACTAGAAACACGATTTAGAACAGGTGAACCATACTTAAACTTTATTGATACAGCTAATAGATTTTTACCTCAACCTATGAAAGATAAAGGTTTAGTAATTAAAGGTTCTAATCTGTGTAATGAAATTCATTTACCTACAAGCGAAGATAGAACTGCAGTATGCTGCTTATCGTCTGTAAATATAGAAAAGTTTGATGAGTGGAAACATACAGATATGATTAAAGACTTGACTAAGTTTTTAGACTATGTACTACAGTTTTTTATAGATAATGCGGGTGATGAGATAAGCCGTGCTAGGTATTCGGCACAACAAGAAAGATCTCTTGGGTTAGGTGCTATGGGTCTTCATGCTTACTATCATAAACATAGAGTTCCTTTTGAATCAGCTGAAGCAGCAAAAATGAATGAAAATATATTTAAACATATTAAAGAGCAAGCTTTAGAAGCAACCCTTGAACTAGGTAAAGAGCTAGGAGAATGCCCAGACATGGCAGGAACAGGTAGACGAAACTCTCATATGTTAGCTATTGCTCCAAATGCTAATAGTTCTATTTTATGTGATACATCACCTTCTATTGAGCCTTCAAAAGCAAATGCTTACACACACAGAACTAGAGCAGGATCACACCTTATTAAGAATAGGTATCTTGAAGAAGAATTAGAAAAACTAGGTAAGAACACAGATAAAGTTTGGACTAGTATTATTACTAGTGGTGGTTCAGTACAACATTTAGACTTCTTGCCTGAAAAATTAAAACTAGTTTTTAAAACTGCTATTGAATTAGATCAAATAAAAATAGTTGAACAAGCAGCTGCTAGACAGAAATATCTCTGCCAAGGGCAGTCTCTAAACATATTTTTTCCTGCAGGTGCAAAAAAGTCTTATATTCATAAGACTCATTACCTTGCTTGGAAACTAGGATGTAAGGGATTATACTACTTAAGAACAGAAACAACTCAGCGAGCAGAAAATGTCGCTGAAAAAATTAAGAGCGATAAGCTAAAAGATTTTATTGACCAAGAAGATGACTCTTGTGTCGCATGTGAAGGATAAAAATATGAATATTAGAATTGTAACAAAGACAGATTGCCCATTCTGCATAATGGCTAAAAACTGGTTTAAAGAACATGGGATTGAATACGAAGAGCAACTCATGGAGAGAGAAGAAGATAGATTAGCTTTCTATCAAACACTGAATGATATGGAAGAAACTATCGGTAAAAATGCTAGAACTAGACGAATAAATTCTGTACCCCAGATCTTTATAGATGAAGAGAGGATTGGCGGATATGATAACCTTATGAAGATGAGTGATTCTTTGATTAAGAAAACCTCTGGCGGGTTACTTAACTTTAGTGAAACTTATAAGCCATTTCACTACCCTTGGGCAGTAGAAATTACTACCAGACATGAGAAAGTACATTGGATTGAAGATGAGCTAGATTTATCAGAAGATGTAACAGATTGGAAAGGTGGCAAAGTCACTGATGTAGAAAAAGAGTATATAACAAATATTCTTAGACTATTTACACAATCAGATGTTGCTGTGGGACAAAACTATTACGACCAGTTTATTCCTAAGTTTAAAAATAACGAAGTAAGAAATATGCTTGGCTCGTTTGCCTCAAGAGAGGGTATACACCAAAGAGCCTATGCACTACTTAATGAGACCCTAGGCTTACCTGATTCTGAATATCATGCCTTTTTGGAATACTCTGAGATGGCAGATAAGATTGAGTTTATGATGGACTCAAATGTTAATACTCAAAGAGGTCTAGGATTAGCATTAGCTAAGTCTGTTTTTAATGAGGGTGTTGCTTTATTTGCATCTTTCGTTATGCTTCTTAACTTCCAAAGGGCAGGTAAGATGAAAGGCATGGGTAAAGTTGTTGAGTGGTCTATTAGAGATGAATCAATACACGTTGAAGGTATAGCTAAAGTTTTTAGGCAATACTGCTTAGAGTACCCAAGAATAGTAGGAGACAAGTTTAAAGCTGATATCTATAATATGTCTACTTTATCCGTCGAGTTAGAAGACAAGTTTGTAGATTTAGCTTATAGTATGGGAGATATTGAAGGTCTACCAGCAGAAGATGTAAAAACATATATAAGATATATAACTGATCGTAGACTACTACAATTAGGACTGAAACCAAACTTTAAGGTAAAAGAGAACCCATTACCTTGGCTTGAGTGGATACTTAATGGCGCTGATCACACTAACTTTTTTGAGAATCGTGTGACAGAGTATGAAGTAGCTGGTCTTACTGGTACCTGGGAAGATGCGTATAAGGATGTAGCATGACAAATTTTAAAAAAGTAGCTGAGTTTATGAATAAGTTTGGGCAAGACGTAGAGACCACTCCTTCTTGGAGTGGGGTATCTGAGCTTAGGTATGATCTTATTAAAGAAGAAGTTGATGAGTTAAGAGAAGCACTAGATGCTCGAGACTTAGTAGGAGTAGCAGATGCACTAACTGACATACTATATGTTACTTATGGTGCTGGTCATTCGTTTGGTATAGATTTAAATAAATGTTTTGAAGAAGTACAGTCCTCTAACATGAGTAAATTAGGCGAAGACGGAAAACCTATATACAGAGAAGATGGAAAAGTTCTTAAAGGACCAAACTACTTCCCTCCTAATTTAACAAAAGTTATTTATAATGAGTTCAAAGAGTAAAATTAAAGGCAGTGCATATGAGGCAAAAATTGCTAAACTGCTTACAAACGAATTTAAGGTAGAATTTAGAAGAGTTCCTTTATCAGGAGCAATAGACTATCTCAAAGGAGACATATGGACTCCAAAAGATACTGCTTGGTGGCCTTACTGTATTGAATGTAAACACTATAAAGATATACAATGGAATAATTTCTTAACGTCTAAAACCACAGATATGCTAACTTTTTGGAAACAAACACTTAGAGAAGCAGAAGTAATGGAAAAGAAACCTTTGCTTATATTTAGGTGGAATAGATCAAAAGATTTTATAGCTTTTGATGACGATTTAAAAGTAGAGCATTATGTAGAAGTAAAGTCATTCGGTTACCACTTTAAAATTACCTTACTTGAGGAATGGATTAAGAAAACAAAACCTAAATTATGCAAGTAAAAAGTTGGATGTACAAAGATAAGCTTATAAATTTACCATATGTAATTAATGTTGAAGAACCTAAAGAAACATGGGGTATCTTTGGTGATAGTTTTGCACAATTAAGAGAAAATCAGATAAATTGGCTTAAAAAGTTTAGAAAATTTCCATATGAACATTCTTGGATAAGTTTTTTAGCTAATGCCTTTACAGTTCAGTGTGAGTCTTATGGGGTATCAAACGCTTCTGTGCCTGATATTATGCATACAGTCTTAAATTGTGAAAAATCATACGACCGTTACATAATTTTTATGACTAACCCAAAGAGGAGTAGCATATTTTCAAGCAAGGTAATGAGTCTTACTCTATGTAAAGAACTAAAAAGATTTCTTAAAGATAAAAAAGTTATTATATGTTACTGGGATAAAACTCATAGAGTATTTAATTTTGGTCATCAATATATAATGTGTGATAAACACATAACAAATCGTTTAGAGAATGATTCTACTTACGTAGCGAACTCAAATCCTTTAGACCATCAATTTGGTTACCACCATATGTCTCTTAGGGGTAACTTTTTATTTTTTTTAGACCTATATCGTTTAATTAATTCTTGCTGAATATAATCAATTTTGATATTATATATTTAATAACAGGAGATAAACATGAATGATACAAAATCATGGAATGATTTGGATGCTCTACAAGCTCCAGACTATTCTAATTACAAAAACTTATTACTTATAGATGGTAACAACCTTTCCTATAGATGGTTACAGAGACCTAATCACGGTAGCTTTGCTCAAGATTTCATAAGGACTGTACAATCACTCTCAAAATCATATGAAGCATCAAAAACTATAGTCTGCTTTGACTTTGGCAAAAGCTATTTTAGAATGAACATGTCAGATGACTACAAAGCAAACCGTAAAAAACCAAAAGAAGAAGAAGAAGTAAAGCGATATGACGCTTTTTTTGAGGTTTTAAATAACTTACCTGATATGTTAGATGAAGATGTATTAAAGTTCAGAGGAGTAGAAGCTGACGACACTATTGCACACCTAGTTATGAAGTTTGAAGATAGTGAAAAGTATGATAAAATATGGATTGTTTCTTCAGATCGTGACTTACATCAATTAATCAGTGAAAAAACTAGTATATTTAATATATTCGGCAGACGAGAAGTTACTGTAGAGTCAATGTACGAGGACCTAGAAATTACTCCTGACCTATATCTTTTATCAAGAATAATAGAAGGTGATAAAAGTGATAATATAATTGGAGTTGAAGGTATAGGACCTAAACGTGCACAAGCGTTAGCTAAAGAGTATAAAACATTTGATGATTTACTACAAGCACTACCTATAAAAGGTAGAGCTAAATATATACAAAATTTAAATGCTTCTAAGGATCTTTTAATTAAAAACGAAAAAATGATAAGCCTAAAAGCTTACAACGAAGCAGCTCTAAACGCATCAAAGGAGCCAGAGTTAGTGCATGACAAACTTGAATCAATGTAGTATAAAATTTAAAAAAAGACCACTAGCTCAAACACTAGAAAAAACAACAGGAATGAGTTGGTCTTTTAGACAAGTAAACGATTTTGACGTACACGTTTGCTTAAAATTATGTGTACCTAATAAAGCTATAATTCCGAAGTTAGCCTGTAAGCCTGTGCCTACAGGCATATCTCCAGAGTTACTTAATCCAAACTACAAAATGGTGATGTCAACAAACTCATTACTTGCTTACGAAAAAGGCTGTATTGTTCTTGATTCTCCAGCAGTTTTGGATTTCTCTTTTAGAGGAGAGATATGGGTAATGCTATACAATACAACAAGAGAAAATGTAACATTAAGAACAGGGCATGAGATAGCTAACCTAACTTTAGAACCTGTGACAAAAATGGATATAAGCTATGTCGGAGATGTTAGTCAAGCTCCTGCGTCTATGGGTAAGGTTAAGTGGGTAAAAAAACATATAGAAAATTTAGTACCTAAAACAAATTTGGGAAATCAACATTCTCAAAAAAAATTTACAAAAGAAGAAATTAAAAATTACTTGAAAAATGATGAGTTCTAATCAATTAGAAAAGCGTATGAAAGAGAATAGAATTGTATTTTGAAATAAATAATTTTGATAAAGCTGTGATTGTAGTTATAAGATGATTATTTTTTTAACTCAATATTATAAAGGCATAGGTCATGCTAATAGAGTTAGACTTATTGCTAAAGAAGTCGGAAAAACTCACGAAATAACAGTAGTAGATCAGTTATATAAGCCCCCAATTACTTTTGAAAATGCAGAACATATAGCTTTAATGCAGGATTTTAAGTTACCAGCCTCTGAAAATGTATTTAAATTTATTCAGCAAAAACAATTAGTTGCTTATAGAATACAAAAATGGATAGGACTGTTAGACAAATTAAAACCAAAAGTTGTAGTTATTGAGGGATTTCCTTTTTGTAGACAACAATTTGCTTTTGAGTTTTTTCAATATATAAAGGCAGTAAAAGAACGAAATATAAAATTACTCTGTTCTATTAGAGATTTTCCGTATGATGAACCACATTCTCAATCTTTACAAGATTGGGTAGCTATTAGTCAAAACCTAGTCTTAAATAATTTTTTTGATGAAGTGCTAGTTCATGGTGATAAAAAAATATTAGCTTTATCTAGCGATACAATAAGGATAGCTAACTCACATGACCTAATGAAAGAGATTAAAAAGAAGATTTACTACACTGGATACGTCTGTGATAAAGAGTTAAAAAAACATAAAACAAAAAATAACATTGTGTATGTAAGTTGTGGGATGAATAAAGAAGAAGTATTTTTAATATTTAGAGAAGTGATAAAAGCTGCAGAAAAGTTTCCTGATCTTCATTTTGTAATGCCTTTTGCAAATGACCAACTAACTAGGTTAACTCCTAAAGCAAATAAGAATATAACTCTTACAAATTATATAGAAAATCTTGCAGAAAAAATTACAGAATGTAGATTATTTATTACGTATGGAGGTTATAATTCTACAATGGAAGTATTACAAACGCAATGTCCTTCAGTGCTAATTCCTAGACAAAGCGGTAGAAAACTAGAGCAATTTATAAGATGTTATAAGTTTGAGCCTTTAAATGTGTTCAAAGTTTGTAATTCTAATGAATTAAATAAATTACATAGTATAATTGATGATGCATTGACTGAGGATAATTTTCCCGCAAAGTTTGAATATAATATGAAAGGGGCAGAAAATAGTGCAAACAGACTCATCAAGCATATCTCTTGAACAATTTAAAGAATTAAGAAATCGGTGGAGAGAGCAGATTGCGGCAGTTGAGATCGCCAAAATTAAAGAGTGGCAAAAAGCAAACGATTTAACTAAAGCGTATACAGATGCTAAAAGAAATCAATATATAGTACAAACTTTAGTAGATAAAAAACTGAGATATAAGTTTTTATCTACTGAACATATTGTGCTAATAGGTTGTGGGATGTACCCTTACAGCTTATTTGATTTACACAAACAATATCCCGACATAAAGTCTATAGGTATAGAAATAGACAATAATAGAGCATTAATAGCTAAAAAATTGATATCTTGCTCTCCTGCAAAAGATAAGATTAAAATAGTGAATGAAGATGGAATTAACTATGACTATAGTTGGTTGGGAATTGATGATTTAGTTTTTGTTAGCGTAGATGTAGAGATTGAAAAAGCAATACTAGAAAAAGTAATTATGACAAGCAAAGCATCACCGTTTCTTTGCGCGCCTTACCACTCTGCGTGGAGAAAGGCGTACCTTAGATAGTTTTAACTTTCTTTGTCTACGCCTTTTCACACTTGTACTGCTTACAAAAGAATCAACATTTGTAATCATTTTACTTTTACAGTTTTTATAGTTTGTAAATTTGGGTTTTTGACTTCTTTTATCATTCTAGTTTTTTCAGGTAAATTTTTATAATACTCTAATGTTTCAGTTTTCTTCGCTGAATCATATTCTTCAATTAATCCATATCTAGGATCACCGATCATTTCTAATTTACCTTCACCGATTCCAGAGCCAAACGAGCTACGCGCCATTATTTCATGTCCTTGTAGACTGTTCCGCCCATACCGCCTGTTACTGATTCAGAAGCAGTTGAGAATTTTTTATTAATGCCGCTAGCAGTTGGACCGCCTGAGACATGACCTGAAGCCATTGAACCAGCAGCTGAATTCATATCAGCCATAATAGGTGCTTGGTCTGCATATCCAGGTGATGTTTTCATCCCACCCATAACTGCCGCATTTGGTGCGCCAGAAGATCTGCTATCGCTTGATCCTGTAAAAGAAGTTCTTTGTGTTCCGCCTTTAGCACTTTTTGGAGCATTTTTTATACTTTTAATATACTTCATGTCCTCAGCACTACCTGGTGCCATTTTTCTAATCATTGCCATGATTTTCTCCCTTTTAAAAGAGCGGGGATATACTCCCCGCTATATTTTGTTTATTTAGTTAGTTATTAACCAACTGATGCGCTAAATGGTGTCGCTTCTGTACCAGATGCAGTTAAGTTTCCTCTTACTGCATATTGGTTAGCCGCAATATCCATTAACTCGATGTAGTCACCAATCGCAACACCACCTTGTGTACTGCCGTTGAGTGTGATTGTGTCATCTGTACCATCAGCTTCAAAACCGACAACAGTGTTTCCGCCGTCAGCTAAGAACATAATTGTACCATCAATAGTATCTGTAGCATCAGCAACTTTAAATACATAGTTTGAAGTGTTAACAACACTTATGATAAACTTGTATATATCTCCAGAGCCTGTAGCTGCTGGTAATGTTAGTGTAACAGATGCGTTTCCGCCAACTTCACCTAATAGATTAATTCTATTTGCATGCTCAAGTCTTGTTATAGCATCAGTTCCTGTAATTGTTGTTACTCCAGTCGGCTGACCAAGAACAACAACTCCACCACCATTTTCAACTGCATCACCTGTGCCTGGGACACCTGTTGAGTTTCTAATAGTAATAGCGGCAGTTCCTCCGCCACCATGAACGTATGCATTAGCACCTTTAAATGATGTGCTATCAATAGTTGCAGCTGCGTTTGAGAACATACCAGAGTCAGTATTAAAAATACAACCCTCTAGCTCCATTGTAGATGAATTTGCGTGATTAACAATTCCAGTGCTGGTCGTTACGTTATCACCAAATGTACATCTTGTAAACTTTACCACTGACGCAGCATCTGTTGCTGCAACTGCGGCATTTGAGTCTAAAACACCTATTGTAACAGCTGCGTTTTGTTGAGCGGCTGTTGCGCTTCCGGCTACTCCATCAAAAATACAATCAATAAATGTTGTAGTTGATGCAGTATTTCCAATTATTGCTCCAGGTGTGTTTATTTTACAATTTTTTATTATTACGTTTGCGCCCGCTGCCATTGCCGTTGGAATTGAAAAACCAGTGAAAATAACATCTTTTGCATTACCCATGCCGACAATTGTTACGTCAGCTACATTTGATGTTCTAGGATCATCATATGTACCTGGTAGCATTTGAATGACATCACCTGCTTGTAGGTGATTGGTAGGTATTGCGTGAATTGATTTGAACTGAGCGTTTTGTGCTAGTTCTGGACTTACTAAATGTGTTTGATTATTAGCCATTTTTATTTACCCTTCTTCTTTTTAAGAATTGCTTTTTGTAAAGCGAGAGGTAACTTTTTCTGCTGTGCAGTTAGTCCGTTCATAGATTTCCCATTACCGTTCATTCCATTCCCGTTCTTTTTCATGGCGTTACCGTTGCCATTTTTCTTTTTAGCCAAAAAAGCAGGCAAAGCCTTACCTGTTTTGGGATCTTTTTTCATAGGCATTTTTGCCATATCATGTCTCCATTCTCGTTAATAATAGCATAAAAGTCAAAATTTTATTTATTCTTTTTAGGAAGTGGTTTTCCTGTTGCTCGAAGAGCGATTGCAACTGCTTGTTTTCGTTGAGCTTCAGCTCTAGATATCCCTTGTCTCTTCGCTAGGGTAGATATCCCCTTCGATCGTGACTTCGAGGGTTTCTTCATTAATTCCTTGATGTTCTTCGATATTGTTTTCTGACTTTTGCCTTTTTTCAATGGCATTAGCTTCTCCATTCATTATCATTATAGCTGCTGAAGGCGGTATCATCTCTTCATTTGTAGGAGTTGAAGGAGTTGCAGACTCCATTTCTTCTTCTGAGCTTGGAGTTGGTGTTGATTCCATAGTATAAACTAAATAGTCTCTATCAGAGTTAATATAAGCAGCGGAAACAGCTAATTTATTTGTCCACCATGTAGGTAAAGATGCTTCTTCATCAGCAGGTAATGCTTTTAGTATGTCTTGACAATCTTCAATAATATTGGCACATTGTCTTTTAGCTGAAGCAACGTCTGTATGTCCATCTTTAATCTTCATCTTTTTTTCCTTCTCTTAAATCCGATAGGTTTTGAATACTTTATAGGGTATCCTAAATTTCTCTCAGAAATAATTAACTTTTCTAATGATCTTGATGTAAGTCTACCACTAACTGCACTTTTTCGCAAACCCTCATTTCTACGAATTTTGGGACTGGGAGGTCGCTTGAATTGGAACTTACCTATTCTTTTATAAGTTTTAGGTTTCATTAATTTCCCCACTGGTTTGACGCGTCTACTTGCATCTTCTCACCTGTATATAAATTTTCTTCTGTTTTTTCTATAGATGAAATAATTTTTCCACATTGACTTTTGCATAGTGAAAACGATCTTTCATAACCATTTAAGAATTTTGATAACTTATCCCAATAATTATAGCTTATTATTTTTTCAATGGGAACTTTAAATCCATTAAATGTGTTTTCAAAATTATTTAAATAATAAAATCGTGTGTTGACTGTATCGTAATAATGCCCACCAGTCCAACAACATCTGAAAACATTACCATCAGGAGCAACATACCATTTACCCCAATCTTCCCAAACACAGTGAATTTTTCTCTCAGCCGAATCATACTTTTTTGTTTTTTTACTGTGTATATATTGACCAGTCTTAGGAGCAGCAAAATTTCTTGAAGTTTTGACTGTAGAAAAGGTTGTAAATCCTGCCTCAGTGGCAATTTTTCTTGCAGTATCTACTTGATGCTTGTTATATTCAAAAACAATATACTTCCAGTGAACCTGTGGTTTTTTAGTTGCTATAACAGCTTTAGCGTTTTCTAGCACTTTATCAAATTTAGTGTTGATTCGATAAATATGATGAGTATCTTGCAGACCATCTAAATCAAAATTAATTATATCAAATTTTGTTAACGAGTTACCTAAGTCGGTCCAATAATCTATACCGTGAATACCGCCATTAGTATGAATTAAAACCTTTGTGCCATGTAGCTTAACATATTTTAAGATAGCCCTAAAATCTTTATTCATTACAGAGTCGCCAAAATTACCATTAAAAACTAACCACTCTAGATTCTCTAATAACTTAGGATAAAAAAGTTTTTTAAAATCAGCTAACGTAATAGTGAATTTTTTATCATTAAGATTTATCCTTAAAGGCTTAAGCCTATGGCAGGCAGGGCATTTAGCATTACATCTAAAAGTAATCTCTGTAGTAAGTTGTCTAATTTTTCTCATTAAGTACCAGCACTGGCAACTGTTATGTCGACGAATAGACCAGCGGGTAAAGTTTCGTCTGTAATTTGTATTGTGTCATTTGCATTGTGAAATACATAATCTGTAGTGGCTCTTTGAACAACTCCGTCAATTGCGACAGTTAGTACATTAGCTAAGGTGTGAACTTCTTTTCCTATAAAAAATACGTTAGAAGTACTAGTGGAAGTGTTTGTATTAGAAAAGAATATAAAAGCTTTTCTAGCAGCTAAAGTATTTAATTGAGTTTGTATTGCACTAGTTACACCACTTACGTAACCAAGTTCTGTAGTTGTGACTGCAGAAGATTCTAAATTTTTACTTGCATCAGTCTGTGTAGCTCTTGAAGCTGTAAGTCCATTTACAGTTACAGCATTTACGTCTATGCCTCCAGTAGTACCTGAAAACACTTCTGATGAATTAGTCGCATCTGGTATAAAAGTGAATTTACCTGAACTATCATCAAACCCAAAAAAACCTATTTTAGCAGCTGAACCTGTATGATACCTAAACTCAACACCTCTATCTTTGTTATCGTCTGAGCCAGGAGCTGTATCACCCCCTAAAGTAATTATAGGGTCATCTACGGTAAGTGTCGTACTGTTTACGGTAGTAGTTGTACCATCAACTTGTAAAGCACCGCCAATGACAACATTTCCAGATACAGCCACGTTACTATTAATATCAACAGTTGTTGTCGCAATCTGCACCTCTATATCTGCAGCAATATCGAGTTGTCCATCAGCAGACGAATTAATAAATATAGCTGAATCTCTAAACAGTAGCTTTTTATTAGTTTCCATTGTTAGTGTGTCACTAACACTAGTAACATCAAGATTTGTGGTACCGTCTACATCCATATTGCCACTTACATCAATACTACCTGCATCTAGCTCTCCTGTAATAGTAACGTTTCTAGCACCCGATAAATCTTTGTCTGAATCTACAACAAGGGCTTTTGATGCAGTCACAGTTCCTGCAGTTATACCATCTAATAAAGTCAGCTCTGTAGAAGTAACATCACTAACAGCTACCTTACCTGATCCATCAGATACTAAAGCTCTACTAACAGTTAAGTTACCTGTGGTTATTGTACTTACAGCACCAGCAATATTAGCAACACGTCTGGTTTCAACCTTATCGGCTCTACCATCGTCTTCCATTTTTTCAACAGATATTGCTCCTGCAGCTACATGTCTGTCTTGAACTGCAGCATTTGCTAGTGCGACACCTGTTATGGTATTAGCTTCAATTACACTACCTGTGATTTTGGTTAAAGCCATTAACTACTCCTTTTGAATTAGACTATTTATTTTCTTCGTCTAATTCTTCAAAAAACTCTTCTAAGAAATCACGTTTCTCTAGTGGTTTTTCTTCTTCTTCATCAAAAAATTCTTTTATAAAAGACTCTACCTGCTCATCAACAGAAGGTGGAGCATTTAAATGGTCGTATTTACTATCAATACAAATAGCCTTGATCATTTCATCGCAAAATTTTATCTCTTCTTCAGTCAATTTCTCAACTTTTCCATCTAACCACTGCTTCTCAGTAATAGGTTGTGTTGCGACACCTTTTTTCTCGTAATAGATTGAGATTATATCACCTTTAACAAGTTCAGCACACATAGGTTCTTCTTTGCTCATTTTAGCTAAATCAAATGATTTTGATATCATAGGGCCTTTGCCCTCAGAAGTTATCTCTCTGTATGAAGCACTTACTATATCAGCTTGTAACTCATCTATATTAAATTTATAGTAACTCATAATTCCTCCTAGGTTTTAATTATAAACTTTACACCTTGTGTTGGTACGGTTAACGCATGGGTATGTGATCCAACACTACCACCACCTATGACACTTATATTTCCAGTAGTATCTTTACCTCCAATAGAGGCTGTACCAGAACCTGAAACAGAAAATGAAGGTGTTGTAGCTGCAGTTGTTAAGCTACTACTACTTCCTATAGTACCACCTGTTGGCGTATAACTTATTCCACTACTTTTACCTCCTGCAAGTCTGTCATCAAAATCAGGTAAGTTAAAAGTACTACTACCATCTCCTGCGCCAAAACTAGTACTAGCAATTGCGAAAAGAGCTGTATAAGTAGACCTAGTTACGGCAGAACCATCACATAGTAGCCACCCATCAGGTGCTGCATCTTTACTCCACATGATAATTGATCCTGGAGGTAATAGAGGTGCAACGTCAGTTGCAGTATTTTGAATGGTTGCTTGAGAAATAATCCTAGCTGCAACGTTTCCATAAGTTTTTCCGTCTTGTGCTAGTATATTTAAACCATCTTTACCGGCCGCAGATTTTGCAGTAGTAGTGCTACCATAGTGAACAATAGAAGTATTTGCTACGTTTATACTACCTAAAGTAATGGCAGTAGGATTAGCAGCAATTGCTGATACCCTAATATGGGCATTTTGCCCAGCTAAACCTTTTGCAGCATCGAAAGCGAAGTTAATTCTATCTCCAGTGATACCTGTAGTTTTTACCGTTGCAGCTCCAGCTGCAGTTATATGTTGTTGTATCATTGTATTAGATACTGACCCATTAGTAGGAGGTAGACCTACATCAATAAAGTCTGATACTGAATTTGTATTACCTGATCTTAAATATACACGAGCATTAGCAGCTAAACCGCCATCAGCACTAACAGTACTTGATAACTCCCCTATTTCATAATGGTCAAGGTTAGCCATCATAGAAACTATCCCGTTTTCTGCTCTTAGTCCAATCCCTACTCTAGTAAAATTACCGCCTGGAGGGGCTTGCTTTTTATTCACGCTATCAGCAATATAAAGAGCTTTTACTAGTGTATTCGAAAGAAAAAATAAAGTTCCATCTTCAGGTGCTGTTGCCGCTCCAGATCTAGTTATATTACCAGATGCTTGAGAAGGAGCTACCTCACTTTTAAAATTAGTTAATAATGATCTTAAAGCATTATTAAACTGACTTCTCGAACTACTTATCGAAGTCGCTGCGGTTGGTTCCACAAAGGTATTTGAGTCGCTTAATGCCATATTATATTCCCGTCGCTACCAAACTCACCTGAATTAAGGGCGAAGCATTAATTGGTGATAGAGTATCATTTTCTATATCAAATAGTTTATAAGCTACATGATCTGCTGTTGTTTCTACAGTAAAGGCAACTTGTGCAGTTGCTGTATTAAGTGGTTGAATACTAACGCTAGGTGTTTGTATAAACCCTGCATCAGCAAAACTTACAAATTTGATAGTATTATCAAATGTATGATTATTTGTTAATGTAGTTATATCTTTTTCTACACTAACACGAAACTTATCTAATGTAAAGTCAATTTCATTCGGTGTTTGATTTAGGACAACAAATTTTGTCTGAAAAAATCTAAATCGTTTTGAACCAGCTTCGTACGGTATGAAACCGTCGTTGGTAGCGCTAAAGTCAAAAGCAGCCACGTTAACGTTAGCGTTGGTGTGTGCACCCTCTCCCGATACAATCTCATCTTCAGTTCTTACCTTAAATAATCCTTCTTCATCAGACGAACTAGTCCTAATAAATGTTTGCTGTGTTATGGAAGAAGTAGCTCCTGCAAAGGTAGTTCCTGTTTCATCTTGGAATTGTTTTAAGTTCACAAGTTGATAGTTGTTTACTCCATTATTCTCAGTAGCTACGTTAGCAAAAGTATTTCCTGCAGTAGATTCTCCGTTTGCATGAAAAGTAGCTCCTAAAGCTATATGATCAGCATTTATCACGCCTGCTATTAGAGCAAGAGCATTAGCATTTGAAAAGTCACCTTGATCTAATACCCCACCACTGACATAAGTAGTAAAACCACTAGAGTCAAGGGCTGATGAGCCTCCTGAATTTTGAAATATGTTTAAAGTAGTAGCATTTACACGTGTTGCAAATAACTCACGGTTATTTAGTTGTGTCATCCCTGCTACATCATGAAATATAACTCTTTTAGTTCCCTCAATTCCGTGTTCACTTCCTGAAGTTGTTACTACTGCTGGGCTAGCTTTTGTAATGGCTGAAATACTAATTACATTACCAGTAAACTGACCAGGGTTTACGATTGCGTATACATTTTGTGTAGTGGTTGTGTCAACTAAAGTCTGATTATCTTTATTAAATGAAAAAGATAAAGCTGTATTACTAAAGCCTAAAACGGTACCAATGCCTCCAAAGTTAGTATCTTTTAAAACTTTATTATTAACAGTGGCAGCTTGTGCTTCAGTAGCTCCTGATAAGATAATTTCTTTAAAATCATTAAAAGTAGTTCTAGAAGCGCTAGTACCTTGAATATCTAGTTGAATAGAGCCTGTAATAACTTGACCCACATCTCGTATAGGACTTATATAAGTAGCATCACCCTCAGCTTGCAAGTCAGTTGCGGCTAGCCCTGCATTATAGCTCCAACCTGTTGCAGAAGCATTAGCTCTATCAGCAACAGTAGAAGAACCAGAAGCAACGTTAAGTCCACCCGTAGTGGTGCCAGTAAGACTTACAAAGGCAGCTTCAGACGCATTTTCATTAGCTATTCCTGCAAAAACCACAGAAGGAGCATCCGTATTAAAAGCTTTAATAACGTTTTGGCCTCCAGGTCTAAAGGTGGTTAAGGTAGATAAAACAATACCGTCACTAAAGTTACCAGAAGTATCTCTAGTTCTAGCAAGATACGTAAATACACCAAAAGTATCAATTGGGCTTGATTTTCTAGATACACCCGCAGCTACAGTAACAAAAGCAGAACCTGCTGCAAAATTTTCCTCTGTAGCTGCTACGTCTGCTCCAGGTATTCTTCTTATAATGATTTCTTTTAAATCTAAATCAAATAAACTTCCATCCTCTTGTCTCTCATAATCCCAAAACAAGGTTATCTGGTTATTAGTCTGACCTGCACCAAAGTTTAGAATATTTCTAGGTTTTGCAGTTTTACCTAAGATAGTAGCACTAGTCTGTGCTACAGATCCTTTTAAAGACTTATTTAACGCTGTTATTCTGACTATCAAGTTAACAGAAGTAGTAGCACCTCTATCAATATTATTTATCACATGTGTTATATCACCATTTTCATCTATATTATTAGCAGGAATTTTTACAGTAGAAAAAGTTGATAAATCTGTATTTTCTTGGTTATCTGTTCTATATGAAAGTTCGTAGTCTGTAACTTCTTGTCCAGTGACGTGCTTAAATTTTATAATCACCCTAACAGCAACACCTCCTAGTGCGTCTGTATATAGTCCTTCTGTAATTCTAATCCCTGTTACTTTTGAAATAGGCAAACTACCTATTTGAACCGATTTTGTTACAAAAGGACTTGATCTACCCGTTAAATTTTTATTTCTAGCTTTAACTGTTGTAGTGCCGATAGGAACATTTCGTAATATTCTATCTTTACCTAAAAATGTTTTTTCAAACTCACCACCTGTGGTAATAGTATATACATGACTATTCACTAATCTAAAATTACCTGGAAAAGCGCCTCTATCATAATCTATTGTAAAACTTGTATTAGAGGTAGTTACATTGTTTGTTCTACCTATTGGGTCTACTCCTATATTAACTAATGTCACCCCATTTAAATTTCTATTAGTGCCAGGAGTAGTTGCTAACTCTATTTGATAAACACTGTTTGATGTAAACTGGGCGTTAAATGTTGGACTCTCAGGATCATAACTGCTTGAAGCAACTACAAACGTATTTCCTGTACTGAATTGAACGTTATCTCCTACCTCAATTACAGGTACAGTATAATGGTCTACTTCTACTCTAATTTCGGAATCATCACTGTCTGTAGTAACGCTTAAAGTAGCAGGAGTAGAGGTGGTAGTTAAAGTAAAGTCACTCTTTTCAATATTATCAAGATATACTTTAACAAACTTTTCGTGTCTTGGTTTAATCTGAAGAGGCTCTACATGAGCACTCCCTGGACTAGCTATCGCATTGCGTTGGGTAAAAGTAAACTCACTACCTCCAACATAGAAGTTAGCTCTTGTATTAAATTGTTCACTATGAAGTTGTTGAAATATTTCTATATAAAAAGGTGCTGATGGAAGCTTGTTTAGTAGAGGCAAGGCTTCGGTAGTAGGATTTTCAATAAATATAAAGTTTCCTGTGTGATGTCTAATATTAGCAGAAATTTGGGTAGAAGTGGGTCCTGCAGCAACAAAGTTTCTATCTCCACCAGTCTGCGTTACAGCTATAGGCACACTAACAAAATCATCTCCTCTAACTGCTCTTGTGGTGTCATCATTGGTATCTAATACATGTTTAGGAACTCCACTGTTTAAGTAATTATAATCAGTTAATACACTCATTCCTTCAACTTGTAATCTTATGTTGTCAACAGCATCAGTTCCGCTTGAAGCAATACTCACTGCGTTGCACAATAGTCTAATCTTCCCGACTTGACTATCAAAACCATTTTTACCTATTAACGCTATAGGTGTTACATCATTTTCTAATTGATTAACATTTGAAGCTCGCAGTCTCAGAGGTTGTGTAGAAGAAGGACTAGATAGTATAGTGGCAGCGTGTTGAGACACATCAGGGAATGAAACAAAAAATTCAGTCTCAAATTGAATACCGTAATCTAAGTTTTCTGTCGATATATCTAAAGCTAAATCTACTCGGATAGACCCATCTTGTTCTCTGCGAGGAGCAGGTCTAATATTAAAGGCAGGAGAAGGAGGCGCTACTAAAGGAGAACGAGTATCTAAATAAGCTGTAGGAGTGTAGTCTATGAAAGTATCAGCATCTACATATACGTTTGAAATGTACTCTATAGCTGATATACCAACCTCTTCTTCTTTAGTGTCCCTCTCTAAGCTAGTAATTTTAAATAATTTGCCTGCTTTATTAGTGTAAATATCATCAGGGTTATCCCACTCGCCGAAACTCCATATATCCCCTTTTTGTGGTAAATTGTTAGCACCAAACTGAGTTACTGCTTGAAGGGCTTTTCTAATAGGGTCATATCTTTGATCTATTTTCACCTCAATTTGGTCTGCCCCCGTTGATGTAAGACCAGTACTTCCAACATTAAATAAATTATTACTTAGTATGTATAAATCTATTCTATCAGAGTCTTGCTTAATAATTCTAAGTGCTAATGGGTTAGTATTTGCAGTAAAATCTAACGCAGTTATAGAAGGAGTTGTGAAGTGTTCCATAATAACATTACTATGATTTGCTCCTGTATTACTACTAACGGCTACTTTACCTGCAAAACCAAAAGCAACCCCAATCTGTCTCTGAGCTATAGATATTACGTCGCCAGGCGCTAGTGCCATAGCATCTAATGAAGTAGTAAAATCAAGTTTTCTTCTTAAAAACTTAGAAGATGCTATTTGATATTGTGCATATCTAAGTGCTTGAGATCTACGAGTAGTACCAAATAAATCTAAAGAAGCAATATTCTCAATAACACTTCTATCTGTTCCGTCATTTGCATCTGTTATGTCTATTCTTACGGTTTCTCGTTTATAATGATTAGTAGGATCAACATAAGATACATCTACTCCAGTAAACAGATCACTTTCTTTAGTACCTGAGATAGTTACGCTATTGTCTTTAATGTTTACCTCATTAAACATAGCCACAGGTAATTCATCTGGAACATCAACAGCCATAGTTATCTGTCCTGCTGAGTAAACTAATGCTCCTCTAATAGAGGCAGCTATTTGATTTATTACATCTAGCGCTTGCCCTTGATCTGCGATAATACCGTCAAAAGTAAATCTTCGTTGTTTTATTTTAGTGCCTTCTTCAACTCCTATTAAAGTATCTCTAACAGAGGTAAATTTTCCTTTAGGTTTATGCCTAAATGTACCATCAGCTAAACCATCTACTCCAAAGAATTTACCACTAGAATCATCGCAAGCATCGCAGTATTTTGCTACTTTAAAAAACTTAAATTTATCAATATTTTCTTCTGCTACACCTAAGCCATAAGTCTTATTTGTAAGTATATCGTATATAATCCACACAGGATTCTGAGTCCAAGAATATACAAAACTACCATCCCAAGGACCGATATATAACACAGGATTAGCAGTTGTTAATACAGAGCCTGTTCCTGGATTTTGAAGTCTGTAACCATTGGAAACATAACCATCAGAAGTAGTTTGTGAAAGCTCAAGCTCTCTCCAATCTATTTCTCCGCTAGCTAGAATAGGTTGAATATAATTACTAGGTACTTTAACGACTAAACCTTTTACTAAAGAAGTAAAGGTAGGAACTCCAGCTTTATGCTCTCCAAAAGCTTTTAGGGCGTAACCAATATGAGCAGTCCTAGGGTATGCTTGAGGTTTATTCTCAATTTCAAACCAACCTATAGACTGAACAGTTTCTTGAATTTTAGAACTATCACTATCGTCAGACGTTTTTTCTATAGTAAATTTATATCCAGAACTACTTTGATCGCTAGCTGCAATAGGAACATCTATAGTAAATTTAAAAGCTGAGTTAGTTTTTCCTATAATTTCTCTTTCAGTTTCAGAAATGACTGTTGTTCCAGTAGCGTCTAAAAGAGTAACTTTTACTGCTACTTTTCTTTGAAGTATATCACCATTATCTTTTGATTCTTGTAATCCGCTTATAAGAAAAGCAAACTTAATGCTATCCCAATCATTAGCAGAAGTGCTTTGTTGAAAGATTCTTGATCGCGCAACACCAGCTACATTACCCTTTTTTAGTGTGACAGCACTACTAAAGTTTTGAGGACCAACAGTCTGCTCCCCAAATATAGGTAAAGGAGCCTGTACAGTTGTTCCAGTATTAACTCTACTCTGAAAAACTTCACCTCTTTCTGTTCCATCTCCATCTATATTTATAAGATCATCTACGTTTCCATCATTAATTTCTATGTCTTGGGGGCCGTTAGGATTTATTCTATACATAGGCCCTTCACCAAGTGCTGCCGTAACAAATAAAATGTCAGTTGAGAATAAGTTGTTAGGATCTTCTTTACCGCTTCCTGATCCCCCTTTACCTCCACCTTTATTATGCACTCTTATACTATCAGCTATATAAGTTTGCGTACTTGGAACAGTAAAGTTGTAGACAGGAGCATCATCGACTCGCTCAATTTTTAGAATATTACTTAGAGTACCACTTTCTAAAACTAGCTCGTCACCTACCTGAAATTCTTGTATTTCTTTAAATAAGTTATTACTACCAATTATCCAATGATTTGGAGTGACATATAAAATTCCGTATTGATGAGTAACTTTTAGTACAGCGTCAACTTCGTGGTAAAATACCTCAGTAACAGTTCCTGGACCAAGTTCTCCAAACTTTTTAAAGGTTAGTACAATATCAGATGGTGATATATTTTCTATAGGTTTTTTTGATCCATCTCCCATAGTAATAAGAACACCTGCAGGAAAACAACCTTTTGAACCGTAGATGTGAGGAACTTGATATCCTTGATAGTTTACATAACGCCTATTAATCATTAAACTGCTCTTTTACATTAATAATTGTATCCTGACCATGTTCAGTAGTATTTAAGTAACCAGATATAAACTGTCCACTGACTCTCATCTGTCCATAAACTAAAGGAATAGGAGTTCCACTCTGTGTCGAGTTCTGTAGACTACCAAACATATCACTACCTCTAGTAGAGCTATCAACCTGCTCTTGAGCTTTTGGTTTTTTTGTAAATATACTTCCAAGTAAACTAAGTGCTAAATTACCGATTATTGATTTTGCAAATGAAGGCATAGCAGCAAAACTTGAGGTAAGTGATGAAAAGAATCCACCACCAGCACTACCAACTGCCATAGTGCTACCCTGACTTACAACGCCTCCCATAGGTCCTGTCATAGCGGGTGCAGCAAGACCACCTGTAAAAAGCATAACACCTACAAAAATAGCAAACATTAAGAATCCTCGTTTACCTCCGCCACCAGATATGCAAGGCACAACGTGCACAATACTGTCAGCTTTTAGCTTTTTGAGAGTCATAGTTTCTTGTGTAATAACATTTAAGTTCTCATCTAAATAAGAAAAGTTTTCGTCAATTTCTCCAGATTTTATCTTACTTGCATACTGTCTAAATCTTGGATGGATATTATCTAAATAAGAAGCGATATGCTCATAGCAATGTATGTCCACGTCATACTCAGGTCTATCAACTAGATGTCTTAAAGTACTGTGAAACTTAATCTTAGCCAAGGTGTTTTCTCTCAAACTCTTCAAATTTTAATGCGTCAACATTTTTGTCATACCAGTAAATATAGTATTTTTTTGCAAATCCGACTATAAATTTATATTGTGAAAATGCTGCTGCGTGCTTATCTTCTCTACTTGGGATTGGAAATTCTTCTCCAGGGTGTGAATGAAATATACCCCATATTTCGTTATCATATTTTACTAGATTAGCTGGATCTAAAACAAAACTTATCTTTGGCTCTGTGCTTAGGTTAAGGGACTTTTTATAAGAAAAATCATTTAATATCACTCCACACGCTTCTCTAGGAAAATCATTTTGAGCATGCATTGCTATATCATTTATTAGCTGGTCAAACCTGTCCATCTGTATACTCCTGTAGTATATTGTTTATAATAATTGCCATAAGGAGCAATCCAACTAGTATGTTTTATCATTGTTTGAAGTATTCTTGAATTGTCTACTAACATTGCACAATGATTTGTAACATTTGTAGAACCTATACTCATGAGTATAATATCAAACAATTTAGGTTCATCATCGACTTTTTTAAAAATATGAGAAAAGTTAGCAAAACCTTTTTCATACATTCTGTCATGAGTTTTGTTATACCAATCTTCATCAACTATATTACAAAAATCCCAACTACGTTGTTTAATATCAATACCCCTATAATCTTTATAAACATACATACATAAATTCCAGCAATCAATACCCTTTTCAGGACAATCACCTAGATGTTTATATGGGAAGTTAGTGTATTTTTTATACCACGTATCTGTAGACTGCATATAATCTCTGGCTCCAATATTTATCAATACTTGTAATCATGGAGTGGGCGCCTTCTTCAAGATGAAACATGCGCATACAATCAATATATAGTCCAAAGTGAATTGGATTTTCTCCCCTCAATGATCTAAATACTATTACATCATAATTTTGAGCGTTTGTCAATGATACTTTTTTCGCACATGTCGCTGCCCAACTATCTATGTTTTCGAGCGTAATTTGTTTCATCCAGCGTCTTGTGGATATATCTTTATTATCTTTTTTAATCTTTTCAAATAAGTCTTTAAATACCTTAATCTTTAGCTCATTTTCGTAAAAAGCTGAAATAATAGTTATACAATTAATTCCTGCATAAGAATGTCTTTGGCCTAAGTAGTTAACTAAATTTTCTGATACCATGAGGAGAACTCCGTAAAGGTTGACTCAAAATTTTCATTTCGATATAAGTCTAAAGCTGTATTAAATTTTTTAAATTCAGGTAGTAAGTGAGTATTATCAACTCTATTCATGTGCCTTACACTATCTAAAATATTTTTTAACTCATAGTCTGTAAAAAACGTATACTTTTCTTTTAAGTAGCTTTTATATTCCTCATTAATTGCTGCTTTAGCTTCTTTTGGTAGAATACTAGAATCTAAAAAAACTGGACTTGTAAGATTAGTTATATGAAAAGTTAATCCCTGAGACTTAATCCAACTGATTAGTTTAAGGTTTGTAGAAATGCTATAAGCACTACCACACACACTAAAAGTCTCTATTCTCTCTTTAAATAGCTTTACGTTTTCAGCAAAAACATCCCAATCTAGTCCTTTTCTACTATATTCCGCTCTATCACCATAACCGTCTATACTAGGCCAAACCTTAACGTTCTTAAAGTGGCTCCACATGCTCTTAATGTTATACTTTTTATGTGTTCTATAGGAAAGATTTGTATTATATTGTAATTCAACGTCGGTTTTACCCTTTTCAATTAAAAAATCTAACATCTTATAATGACCGTCTTGTACAAAAGGCTCTCCACCAGCAAAATAAATAGTATCAATATTATGACAAATTTTTTCCATATCATCCCAAAATTCACTATTATATGTCCAATGGTCTTGACCTGGTTTTGCTGAATATGAGTGGTGGGCTGCTAAATGTTTCTCTTTAAACCAGGAAGTTGATGCATCTGGTCCACACATTCGACATTTAAAATTACACAAGTTTCCAAATCTAAAATCTAAGTAAACTGGAGGAGAGTTTAAACTTCCATCTAAGCTTGTTTTGTCCTGTAGCATCTGATAACGTTTATATTTATGATTTACTCTTTGCCTATGACTAGTTTGTCCTTCTGTTTCTATATCATAACAAACACTACACTCAGGAGGGTATTGTCCTTTTAAAAACATTTTTCTAGTTTTTTTATATTTTTCAGAGTTCCATACATCGAGAGGTCTTTGTCCTGGCTCACCAAACGCAGTTGCAGCGCTTTCGTAGTTTTCAGAGTGACAACACACAGCGTAAGTGCCATCTAACCTACCATAGACATGTATCCATGGAAGTATGCAACCTTTAATTTCTTGCTTTCCAAATAATGAATTAATCTTTTTCATTGTTTTGGAACGGTTCTACCTGTCGCTGGAAAAGCACCAAAGTGTATTTGATTGTTTCTAAGTTGGCAAGACTGTATTGATTTACCGCATACGTCTAAGTCAAAGTTCGGCTCGCCACCACCTCCGGTAGCGTCTTCGTTAGCAGCTGTAATAGCTTTGGTATTTGCAGATAATACAGGATTAGAAGTACCTGGGATATTACCCCCATTTGGTCCTGGATATTGACACTCAGCACCCTTATAAACCCATTGGCATGTATTTTTATAGTATTTTCTTTTTGGAATTTGTAGTTTAAAGTACTGTAACCAAGAAATTAAACCAAAAGTTGCAACATTAAGATCTAATTTTTCTAAATTATCAATTTTAAATACATCTTCAACATAAGCTTCCGCATCAGCTTCAGGATTTACTATAAAGATATTGTCACCAATAGTGGTATTTGCGTCTAAAGTGTTTGATAAGAATAAAAATTTATTCTCTTCTATGGCTGTAATAGTGGCTTCAGTAGTACCAAACTGACTAATAACATTATCTCCTACTCTATAGGGTAATGCTGATAGCACTTCTACAACATTTGAAGATAAGTACCTAGCACTACTATACTCAGGCCAGTAGTCTAAAAAATTAGCGAAAGTGGTTTTAATTTCTACAACACCACCTAGTAGATCTCTTGTATCTTGTTTTTGTTCTTGCCAGACACCATCAACTGCAAGAGTCTGAGTGTAAGTAAAAGATGCGTTAGAGACTCCATATGCTGCTACTACGTCTGCACTATACGTTAGACCGTTTGCTCTTGCTCTAGTTAACGTATCAAAAGCTACACTACCCTCACTACCCACATCAGCAGGATTAAAATTTACAGTTCTAGGATCTATGCCGTGCACAAATTCGTCGTTTACTAAGGCAATAACAGAGTTAGACGAATTATTGCCCGCTAAAAATGGATTTTCAACAAAAGTACTTATAATATTATCAAAGTTTGAAATACTAAGAGATACTTCATTAATTTTTCCATCACTACTAGTCTCAATACCAGTAAGCTCAACAGGAAAAGGTATATATTCAAAGTTATCATATTTCACTCTGTATACTGAATCACTTTGTAAGTCTCCAACAACCTCAGCAAACCTAAAAGGAACGTCAACAGGCCAAGATTGCCCAGCTCCTTGTCCTGTAGGATTACCGTTTGGGTTAGACGGGTACCACTCACCTGGATAATAGATAGAATATAGCCTGACTACAGGGTTCTGCGTAAAAGCATTTTTTTCTGCTATAAAAGGGGAATTTGCTATTGAACTTATAGTAGTAGTAGCAACGGTTGTATTACCTGAAAAAACGTTAGATTGGAAAGGAGTAGATGAACTATTAACAGCACCATTAGCACTAGTCGAAACGGTTATAACATCGTTTTTAATAGTTTCAGTGGTTCTAAACTCTCTCTGTACGTTATCAACTTTTACTTTAATTTGTTTTGCTACTAAATCCACATTTGCAATAGTAGCAGTTGTATCTGATGTTACTCCATATATAGTGTTACCAGTAACAAAACCTGCAGCACTTGCAACAGTTAGTATAAAATCATAGGTTCTTGCAGTAGGCATTAGTCGAAAACCTCATCTAAAGTGAAACTAACAGTGAAAAAGTTGTCCCTTAAATTAGAACTTGCACTTAAAACTTGTTGTACCTTAAGGGGTCCGCCAAATCTTACAGTAGCAGTTCCTGACTCACTTAAATGAGCTAAATCAAAGGTAAAAGATTCAAAATCTCCAGACCTAGCCTTAAAGAAATCATCAATAGCACGCTTACCTATGCCATGTAAGTTACTATATTTTATTTGAAATTGTCTTTTTGATCTACGCGATTTCAGTCTTCTCTTTTCATAACCTGCTTGACTAGAAAAAGTAGATACATCAAAAGCCGTGTCTATACTAAAGCCTTTATCAGGCTTTCTGTCTTCCATGGAAGTAAAACGATCAATAGTTTCTGTAGTACCTTGAATTACTCTTAAACTTAAAACATCTGCAACAGCAGATGAGCCTAAAGCACCTCCACCTACTTTTGTAGGAGCACTAACGGGTAATTGGGCACCAGCACCTCTATAAAGTGCTTTTGCAGCGAATCTTATACCATCAAGCTTACCATTAAAAAACTCACTGTTATTAAAAGCTCCCACATTTGCATTTGCAGAAGGACTAGCGGCTCCATCTGCAACAGATGTTCCCACTCTTACACCGTTTACATATAAATTAATTTCATTACCTGCTTGAAATATACTTACAGCTACATGAGCGTAGGTATCTTGAGATATAGTGCCTCCATAAGCTTCTCTAATAACTCCACTATCTTTACTTACAAAACCCATACTATTATTAGAACCAACAAATCTTAGAACATAGTAGTTATCATTGTTTTGAAATCTTGAAAAAATAGTAGCATTTGCAGAAAGTGAGTCTAATCTTGCGTGCGCTTCAATAGTAGCATCTCTATCATGTATATTAAAATGATTAAAATTACCGTAATCTAATTGATGGCTAGAACCATTCAAATCAATGCTTTTTGATCCAAATTTCTCAGTATCTGAAAAGGTCTTACTAGTTGAATTTAAATCTGTCTGCCCATTATCGGATTCATCAGTTGCATTACTACTTTCAAAGTTTAAAAGAAGTTTAGTAGCAGTGTTATCGCCAATATCGATTCCTTGAGTACCGTATACAACACTAGGAAAAGTAAAGTCACTGGAATCCTGTATAATACCACTTATTGCTACAAAAATACTATCAGCTGATACTACATTAGAAGTAACTGGTAAAGCAAAAGATACAGTATTAGAATTTATTAAAAAAGTGTTACTATCATTTATTACAGGAGTTGTATTATTATAATTTACAGTTCCTGTTAGTTCAACTTTTCGAGATACTCTAAATCTTGCAGGTAAGCTAATTGTTTTTATCACTAGAGAGCTAGCATTAGGCGCTGCAACAAAATTTACAGTTCCTCCACTACTACTTAGACTATACTGATCGGTAGGAATCGTAATACCATCATCTGTTATAAAAACTTCACCTGTATTTACAGCGGCAGCACTGATATTAAAAGCTGTTCTTGTAGCTCCTGTATTGCTAAAGGAGTCAGTGCTAATAATTGCGAATTCAGTAACATTTGCTTTTGCATCATTAGGATACGTAGCCATTAAGCTCCCCCTCTCAAGGATTTTCTAATCGGTCCATTGTTTCTCAAGTCTCTAGTTACTACATCAATTACAATTTTATCAACATCTATATTTGGTGTTGCACTAGTTGCTTCTTGAGGAGTTCCCTCATTGTTAATATTAACACTAATTGGGGGCATACCACCAGCATTCATTTGCTGCATTGCGGGTAGACCAGCTGCGTTTACAGCTTTACGTTGCATCACAAATTCACCTGGTTCTAACAGGGCAGGTACTCTGTCACGAGGCGATGCACCAGCACTTCCTCCAGCTGCCATACCTCTAACTCCGGGAACTCGTCCTCCAGATGCTATATATAGACCGCTACCCATTCCTCCAAAAAAACTACTCGCAGAAGCCGCACTACTCATAGTACTAGCTTGTGAGATCGTGCTACCCCCAAGTAATTTACCAGCAAAGTCAAACAGTCCTCCACCACCGCCAGATCCTGTTAGTCCTTTAAATATACTACTTACTGTATCACCTAGACCTCCAAAAACATTTGATGCCTTTTGTCCAAATGATTCTAATAAACCACTTAAGCTGAAACTTGAATTTTTTATTTCACCTTGTAGTCCAACAAATTCATTTGCTGCTTCATTAGGGTCTAATCCCAGTTCTTTAAATAAATCCTTAGTGCTTGATACAGTACTCATTGTTACAGGAACTTTACCTCCTTCAAGCACGACTTGATCTATTCCCTTTTGTTCTTGACCAAAAAGTCCTCCAATGGCTTCGTCTATAAAATTATTCATAGGCTCAATTAGGGTGCGTTCTAACACTTTAACTCTAATGCCCTCCATAATTCCGCCAAGCATGTCTTTAAAACCTTGTTTAAAGTTTTCTGTTGTTAATGTTCCCTCTGATATTGCTTTAAATAAATCTTGTATACTTCCACCTATTTGATTTTTTAGCACTCCTGAAATATCATTAGCAAGATTTCTCATTAGATTTTGCTCTCGCTCTAGTGCCTCGTTTCGCTGATTAGCTATTTGAACTACTTTAGCCTTTTCATCTTCAAGAGCAGCCATTTTTGACTTTAATATTTCTTCTATTTTATCTTCTTCAAGTCCTAAACCTTCTAACTTTTTCCTAATAATAGCTGATTGTGTTATCAATTCAAACTGAGCTGCATCTTGTTTATCTTGCCTTAGTTCAGTTTCTTTTTTTATTAAGTCATCTAATAATTTTAGTGAATCTTTGTTTTGTGTACCTCTTAACGCCAAATCACTTTGTTTAGCTTGGCTTGCACCTATATTGATCCCAGCTTGGTTCGTTACATTTGCTCTTCT